TTGTTGGTTGGGGTCGTCCAGTATATGTTGGAGAAGAAGATGCTCCATTGTTAAGCAAGGTTAAGTAATGGAATCAACAAAAAGAACTTTACTTAAAACAGCAAGTTGGGAAACCTTTCACCTAGTTGGTGTCGCTGGAGTCATTTATTTATTTACTGGCGAATGGGAGTACGCAAGTCTTGGTGCCCTTATTTATATTGTATGGGAAGCCCTTGGATACTTCTTACATGAAAGAGTCTGGGCTAAATTTGGAAAGGGGATTAAATAATGCGTATTAAAATTATTAAGTTTGTTGTAAAGGTACTTGGTTATGAGTGGGGTGGAGATGCACTTAAAGCACCAATCTGGACAGTGAAAGCGAAGAAGAAGTAATTGTCAAAGTTTTTTACTTCAACTGATATTGTTTTTAATTCTGTACCAAGATCTGGTAATAATTTTTTAGCAGAGTGTATTGATAGCGCACTGACTAAAAATATTAAGAATCAAAATAATTTAAAAAAATTACCCAATAAAACACTTGTTTTAGATACAAATAAAACATTTATTTTGCACCCATTTTTTCATATACCATCTATGTTAAAGTTGGAGCAGTCTGATAGTTTTATTCAGTTTACAAATGTAAGAAGTCCAATAGAGGTTATCAAATCTTATTGTTTTATTGCACTCTCTAACTCACAAGACGATAAAACAATAGAGGATGTGCTAAATGGAGCACACTATAATTTTAAAGGAATTATCAAGAGTATAACTGAAAACTATTTAGATTATTTAACTATTCAAATAGAAAATAAAAATGCTTTTGTAATTGAGTTTGATAAATTAGTTAATGATCCAGATAGTATAATTACTTTTGTTTTATCAAAAATAAATATGCACTATGAAAACAAAATTTCATCAGAAGAGGTGAAAGATGTAATTAAAAATAGAGATGCTAAAACTTTTGGCAGCCTATCAAATCAAAAAGTTGCAAATATGAAGCATCATGGTCCACATGATATTCAAAAAACAAAAATGTATGAAACTTTAACTAAGCAAATAGAAGAAGAAGAAGATTTTTTAAAATTACAAGAACTTTACATGGAGGTATCTAGTGCCAGTATATGAGTATGATTGCATGCCTTGTGCACAAAGGTATATTAAAGAAAGGTCTATTGAGGATAGTGATCCTGGGTACAGTTGTGAAAGTTGCAATTCTCCTTTAGTTCGTGTATACTCTAATGTAGGAGCAGTTTTTAACGGTAGTGGATTTTATTCCACAGATAATAGAAAGCGGTAGTATAATGTTTAGTATGATTAAAGATAAAGTGCAAGAAAAAGAATGGACACTTACATCTTTTGATCGCTGTGATCGCTGCAATGCTGATGCACTAGTAAAGGTAACTGGTATTACTGGAGAACTTCTATTTTGCGGTCATCATTACAATAAGGTTATGTCTATCCCAGATGGATACAATAGTATGATGTCTTTTATGATTAGTATTGTTGATGAAAGATCTAGATTAAGTGAGTGATTTTTTTATTGAAGATGATTCTTTTTTAACCAAAGAAGAGCAGGATGAGTTTTTAAGAAGAATATTCTCTGATCAAAGTTTTTTGTATGGAAAAATTAATTGGATTCCTGAATATGTTCCAGAAATAATTGATTTTCAAAAAACCAAAGATAAATCTTGGCAATGGAAAAATGCACCAACAGTATATATGCAAGATCAAAAATCTGAACCATATTTTCAAATTGTTTCCAGATTAGATTTTGATATTGTAAAAGATGTTTTTGAAAAGTTTTGCTTTAAGCACAACATAAAATATGACAAAATTATAAGAAGTAAAATTAACATAGCAACAAGATCTTATAAAGAAAAAGATTCTAGAAATTATCCCCATGTTGATTCAATAGAAGACCATATGGTTTTTCTTTATTACTTTAATGATTCGGATGGAGTAACAGAAGTATACGATAAAAAAATACTTGATGTTTTAAAAACTGCTGGCAATTTTGGTGAGTTGGAGGTTTCAAACTCAATTTCTCCAACTGCTGGCAAGGGCGTTGTTTTTGATGGAAAAAAGTTGCATACTGGGTTTTCACCAAAAGAAAATGATTTAAGAATTTTATTAAATATTTGTTTCACACTAAAGAAAAATGGAGAATAAAAATGTATGAGTACTATGTAAGAAAAGTAGAGAATGTTGTAGATGGAGATACCATTGATGTTCTTATCGATTTAGGGTTTGATATTTTGTTTTCATCCCGTGTAAGACTGGCTGGTATTGATACACCTGAGTCTCGCACAAAGGATCTTGCTGAAAAGACCCTTGGTCTTGAAGCCAAGGAGTACTTAAAAAAGTCTCTAAAAGATGCCAAGTCTGTTGTTATTAAGACTGAGAAGATGGATTCATCTGAAAAGTATGGTCGCATTTTGGGCTGGGTATATGTAGATGGCAATACTGTATCCCTTAATGACATGATGATCAATGACGGTTACGCATGGGGATATCTGGGAGATACCAAGGTTAAAGATTTTGGTGCCCTGGCTAAGGCTAGAAAAAAATCTGGTAAGTGATTAATCCTAGAATAGAAGCCATGGTAGAGCACTTGTTGAATCAAGGTGCTATATCAATGCATAGTATTGATGATAATGGTGAGATGCTATACTCTGTTACTGATAAATTAAAGTTAGTCAATCCAGAACTTTATGAAGATCTAAAAGATCAATATGAAAATCATATGTTTAAGTTAATTGATATGGGACCAAAAACAATGAAATGGAAAATAAGATAATGAAGCATATACTTTATTTTACTGCTGATTGGTGCAATCCATGTGCAAGAACAAGGCCATTTGCCGAAGAATTAATTCAAGAAGGGTATGACATTAAGTTTATTGATGCCGATGCTGAAGTAGAACTTGTTAAAGATTTAGAAGTGAAAAGTATTCCAACTTTTATATTATTTAAAGACAGCCAAGAGGTTTCAAGAATGAATGGTGCAAAAACCAAACAACAACTTTTAGATTTTTGGGGTTAATTTTGAAAGAAGATAAATTTATAGAAGAACTAATCTTAAATGGAAGCCTAGAGTTTTCTGGAATAGATCAAGAATCTGGAGAGGTTTTATATAGATTTACAGATAAACTTAAAGATTTTTCTCCAGAATTACATAATGAGTCAAATTTATATTTTACTCAAGAAATGATGGAGTTATGGGAATATGGGTTTATTGAGATGGACATCACTGAAACAAATCCAATTGTCAGAATTACAGAAAAAGCATTAAATGATGAAGAAATTCAAAACTTAAAAACAAGCAATAGGCTAACTCTTAAAGAAATTATAAAATTTTTAAAATCAAAAAAGTAGTATAATGTATTTAGGAGAAAAAATGGAATACTTACTTGGATCTTTTACTACTTTTGCCTTGCTAATATTTTTTAGCATGTTATTTAAAAATAGTATAAACAAAAATAATATAAACAAAAATAGCATTAAGTATAGCCAAAGTCATATCTTTATGCACATAAAACCGCTTCTACCAGATATGTCAAATATCAAAAAAATAAAAAATACTCAATCATTAGATTATGAAAAAAAGATCAATGTTAAGATAATTATACTTGACAACTACGCCTATTGGATTAAAGAAAATCAATTTTACAAGGCAGAGATAGTAAACAATTTAATAGATCCAGGTACTACAACTACAGTTGACACAATAGGTATGGATAGTATACAATTAGATAAGATGTTGTTTATAATGGATAAACTTAGAGAAGGGTTAGATAATGATAGTGGGAGTACAAGGAACCAATAGTTTTGAAGACTACAAGGTTTTCCTTAGAGCAATTGGTGTTGCTCTTTCTAATCTTACAGATCAAGACGAACACTTTTATATTTATTCTGCTGGGCCAGCAAACATCAATTCAATGGTAAGTGAGTTTGTAAATCTATCTGAACGAAGCATGAAGTCTCGTGGTAAAAAAATTAAGATGTATAAAGTTGCACCATCTTGGATAAGTAAAAATTTTGAAGAGTTTAACTATTTTGCTTTTTTGTCAAAGCCGAATGAGCCAAAGACAAAACTAGTATATGAAGCACAAGAAAAAAATATTGAACTAGGAATATTCAACTACTAAAAGGATAAAAAATGAAGATTACAGAACTAGAAAAAATGGAAACCATAGTAAAGAATAACAAGTTTCTTACTTGGGATGGTTGGACAGTTGTTAGCATGCACCCTGCAGATAATGCAAGGACTTCTCAAAATGGCAAATATTTTAATGGAAAGTGGAACATTTCAAAAAGATTTGAGCCAAGCAGAGATGGCTGGGATATACCAGACAAGTTTGTTAGGTAGAAATGAATAGACATGCATGGAAAGATGATGCGTCTTGCTTTGAGTATGACACAAATATATTTTTTGAAAAATATGAAGATGAAATTGATTTAAGGTTAGCAATAGATAAACTATGCTCTGCTTGCCCTGTTTCAAAAACTTGCTTTGCACATGGAATTTCTGGAAAAGAATGGGGTGTTTGGGGCGGTATATATTTAGAAAATGGTATTATTTCAAAAGAGTTTAATTCTCATAAAGAGAAACAAGACTGGGCGAATACTTGGCAATATTTAACAATGGATCAATAAATGTGGTCATGGATCTTAGCCATAATAGGTATTTGTGGAATTTTTTTAGTTGGTCAAAAAACAATATGGGGATGGTTAATTCTCTGCGTTAATGAATTATTATGGATCGCCTATGGGCTATCTACCAAACAGTATGGCTTTATCGCCATGGCTATTGCTTATGCTACAATATACATAAGATCTTACATACATTGGAGAAAAGAAGTATGATTATTCAGTTTATTGGCCTACCAGGCTCAGGCAAGACAACAATTGCAGATGCAGTTAGAGAAAGAACAAACGGAATACATGTTAATGCTGATCAAGTAAGGGCTGGCTTAAATAAAGATTTAGGTTTTAGCCCAGAAGATAGAATTGAACAGGCACGAAGAATGGGAGAACTTGCTAGACTTCTTGAAAAGATTCAAGATAAGCCAGTTATTGTTGATTTTGTTTGTCCAACAAAAGAAACCCGTGAGGCTTTTGGTGAGGCAGATGTTGTTGTATGGATGGATACCATTCAAGAAGGTCGTTTTGAAGATACAAATAAGTTGTGGGAAGATCCAGAACACTATGACCATAGGATAGTTAATACTGGTGATGATTATGAAGATTCAATTCCAACAAGAGCAATTACAGTTATTCGTAAATTTGGAATGTTTGATTGGAAAGAAAATACAGTTCTTTTATTAGGTCGTTATCAACCGTGGCATGAAGGGCATAGAGCGTTGTATGATGAGGCTGCAAAGCGCAATACGCAAGTTGTAATTGGCGTAAGACATACCGTTGGAATGTCAGAAAAAGACCCTCTTCACTTCGAACAAGTTCGTGACTATATTCATCAAGATATGCCTGCAGCAAATGTAATCAAAGTTCCTAACATTACTAACATAGTTTATGGTCGTGATGTAGGATACAAAATTGAGCAAGTAGATTTGGGGGCAGACATTCATGCTATTAGCGCTACGCAAAAACGTAAAGAAATGGGTCTCTAAAATAAAAGAAATTTTATCATGGTTATCTTTAGGAGCAGGACAATGAATGTAACTAAACAAAGATCAGCATTAAAAGCAATTACTTGGCGCATAATTGGAACGGCAGATACTTTTGTATTATCATATTTTATAACACACAAAGCAATCACTGCTGCATCAATTGCAGGGTTTGAAGTACTAACAAAGACAATCCTTTATTACTTCCATGAGCGTGGTTGGAATAAAGTTAAATGGGGTAGAAAGTAATGTATACAGACCAAATGAAAAGAGCCTTTAGATCCATTCATGCACCTAAAAACTTTAACCTTACATTGGTAGACAATGATAATTTTATTACTGTAAAAGCAAGTGAACCAGACTTTATGAGGTTAACAGTTGAGGATCGAGTTGCTGCCGTAGAATACATGATTCGTGTAAAAAAAGCCTTAGAAGATAATGGTGCAATAGTATTGCTAGTAAGAGAGGGAGGAAAAGAACTATGATTTTTGATTATATTGTTTTTACTATGTTTATTTCTATTTTTATTTTTTTAATTTTTCAATTGTTTATAACAAGGTTTGCATTAACAAAAACAAGAAGTGAACTTGTTCAATCAAATCTAGACAATACTATTATTCTCGATAAAATTCAAATTGAAAACAGCAAGTCTTTTTTAAACTTTGTTGAAGGTTCAAGACAAGATGCATTTAAATACATCGAAGAGGTTCAAAGTGGTCTAAACAAGTTTATTAAAGATATTGAGCCAGAAATTAAATATTTTAAAGAATATGGAGACTTAACATCGATGTCGCCAAACTATTACTCTATGAAGAAAATTACTGATTCCTATGATCAGTTGAAACAACTAATACCAAAGGAAGACTAATGAAAGAAATTATTTTATCAATACTAACAGGTTTTGGGTGCGGTGTCGTGTTCGCAGCATTCAAATTGCCAGTGCCAGCACCACCAGTTTTTGCGGGACTCGCAGGAATTATTGGTATTTGGCTTGGTGCAACAATACTAACACAGATTATATCCTAGGAGGAATAATGAATAACATACTAAACGATAAAACAAAAGCAATGCTTGCATCATACGGACGATCAGTATTGGGTGCAGCACTTGCACTATACATGTCTGGCGTCACTGATCCAAAGACTCTTGCATACTCATTGGTTGCAGCAATTGCACCAGTAGCATTAAGAGCACTTAATCCAAATGACACAGCATTTGGTCGTCTTCCAGAAGTAGCAGAAGTAGATGCTGCAGTAAAGAAGGCAACTGTTAAGAAGGCTCCTGCAAAGAAAGCAGTTGCAAAGAAGTAATATAAAAATAAATAGGCTAGGAGAATAAAACCTCTTAGCCTATTTTTTTATTTAATTTCAGATATATACTTTAAATCTGTTTTATATGGGCTTGGTAGATCTTTAAGTCTCAAACTTCTTTCGGTTTGTGTTATGTTTGAAAGGAAAGATACGATTGTATATCTTGGATTGCCAGGACCAATATCAGTAATTCTATGTTCGTAAATATATGAAGATGGGAATATTATAAGTTGATTTGCTTTTGGTTTAACCTTTGCACCAAAATGAATAAATTCAAGTTCTCCGCCTTCGTAGTCATCATTTGGATAATATACCATAGATACTGTTCTTGGAGTTCCATATGAATCGTCAGGGTGCATTCCAAAATAATCTCCATCGGTATACTTACTGATTCTCCACTCTTCCCTGCTTTTTGGATCTAGATCATAATGCCATAAATAAGAGTCTATAACTTCTTCAAAAGCGTTAGCAATAAGTGCAGCACCTTGAGGATCTTGATGTCTTTTTACCCATGTACTTACTCCACGCTTTCCAACCTCTTTTGGAATCTTATTACCTTCAGAGTCAACAATATAATCCTCTCTAACAAAAGATCCCTTGTCTTCTAGTTGCTTCATGAAATCCATTCCCTGATCCCAAACATTATCATAAATGTGTATTCCAGGGGCAAGCAATGTATATTTAAATTGATTAAAATTTCTACTTTCTGTAATGCTATTTTTTTCATTTTCAAGTTTACGTGAATCCATACCTTCTCCTCTGATAGATCAAAACTTAATTCAATTATAGCATATGATATAATAGTATAGAACTTTTCCGAATAGGAAAAATGTCGGGGGAGACAGCGACACTAAATAACTGGTATAGTCCTGAGCATGACTGTAAAAAACTGCTCATTTATTATGCTATAATGATAAGCATGGAAGAACTAATTAATACCCTTAAGGTCCTGCTTGCAGATAATATTACCCTTAAACTGAAGGCTCATGGGTATCACTGGAATGTAGAAGGTGATGATTTTGTTCAATTCCACGAACTTTTTGAAAATATTTATACAGACTACGATCAAGCAACAGACACTTATGCCGAATGGCTTCGTAAGTTAGATACATATGCACCATTTAAACTATCAAGATTTATTGTATTAAATGAAGTTGGAGAGCCAGATGTAACTTCAGATCCAATGATGATGTCTGCAGATTTACTTATGGCTAATGATATGGTTCTTGCAAAACTTACAGATGCTGTTGATCTTGCTACACAAAATAGACAACATGCAATTGCAAACTTCTTTGCAGAACGCATGGACATGCATCAGAGATGGCATTGGATGC